CAATTTCTTCATTTCTTATAGCAATGCTATCACCGCCTCCTTGATAAACACTTTTGTCTATTTTAACTCTATTAGGTGAAACAGCTTTTATAACCTCATCAAAAGTTGCTTCAGGATTGGCCTTAACGTAGTCTTCAATCTTTAAATATTCAACTTCTTTAGGCTTCACACCTTTGTTACGACTTGCTCTTACCCAATCTAAAATAGCGTCACCTTTAATTTTTTGTGGTCCTCTTTCAAGCATAACTTTTAGTGTCGGAGAAATAAATTTAACATCGTTGTCTACGTCTGTAGCTAACTCTGCCATTTGTTTATCTAAATCGGCTCTTTGAGTCTTACCAAATCTTTGAACTACTTTTTTTCCAACACTAGAAGCTACCTTTCCTGCAGCACCAACAACTGGGATAGTTCCTGTAGCTTCAAGAGCAGACATCGCAACATTACCAGCTTTTTCTAGCCCTTCTGTTTCTGACGCTCTGATACCATATTCAACAGCACCAGCACCTGATAGAGCCTCTCCTATGCCCGGAAGTGAATAAGCTCCTAACTGTGTACCTATTGGAGCTTTTTCCCACTCTGCAAAGGCTTCTCGAGGCTTACCTTCATCTAAAGCTTTTTTAGCTTTTGAAATTTGAATACCACCTTCAATAATATCTTGTGGTCCTGTTCTAAACTCTCCTAAAAAATCTAAAGCGTTTCCAGCAAAATTAGCTCCTTGCTCCACCATATCTTTTAGGTTTTGTTCAATCTGACTAAATTTATCTAAGACTGGTTCTTGTTCTGGGGTTTCAACAATATCACCTTCAGCTTTTTTCATTCTAGCTTCTGATATTTTTTGATTAATCGCAGCTTGACGATTTGCTACTTTTTCTAAATCTTTATAAACTTTATCAACTTCTTGTTCGTATTGTTCTAAAGATATGTTACCTTCTCTGTATTCTTTAGCTAACTCATAAAATCTTCTTCTAGTATTGTTATAGACTCTTTCTAGTTCTTTTGATTTACTTCCGTAAAGTTTGTTAAATTCAATCGGAGTAAGTTTAAAACCATAAGCACTTAGTATGGCTTCAAGTGGTGAAAATTCAGTACCATATTGCTTAGATAAATTATCCCTGTTTTGTCTAAAAGCCTGAACAATCTTTTGTGAACTGTAAGATTTAGACAATGGATTGTATTTATCGATGATATTATCTGGTCCAAAATATGGGACAGTTAAAGCAGACGAAGGGATATTTGGTATAAGTCGGCTCAAAATATGCTGCCATTTAGATATCTCTTCATCTTCTAAACCTTCACCTGATAGTTTTTCTAACGTAAAAGGGTCTACTCCATAAAACATTGGAATCATTGTTTCACCTAATACACCAAAGTTAGGAGCTAAAGGTGCTGGTAATTTCATACCTTTATCTGTAAATGGAATAGGAATACCAAAGCCTTTATCACTAATAGTTAAAACATCGCCTCCCGGGATGAATCGTTTAAAGTCAATGTACAGTGGAACTTCTTCACCTTTTCTTTCTGAGATACCTGAAGTAAATGGAGTTTTAACAAGTGTTTTAGGCATGAAAGGTAGACCAAACATATTGTCGCTTAAGTAGTCTCGCATCACAGCCCTTTCAGCTTCTTCGTTACCTACTTCTTCTTTGAACTTAGCTGACTCTGGGTCAACAACTAATTCTCCAAAAGGTATTTTACCTTGACCTAATTCGTTTAAAGAATGACCTATAACAGCCCACTTAGCAAACTTCCAAGGTCTTCTAATAGCTGTTTCTGCTAGTAAAGGTACGATTCGGTATGTATAGGCTAAGAAGGGAGTAGGGTATTTACGCATGAAATTAATAATTGGAGCATTGATATCATAATCAATAAACCATTTTTTAGCATCGGCTCCGGCTTCGGCTGGACTCATACCTTTAGATAATCTATCCATAAATAGAGCTAAACGAAATACTTGGTCTTCTGATTGGTAAAGCTTTTCTAGCTTACCGGCTGTCATGTCGTAACCTTTTTTTGCTAAACTTTTAAAAGTTTGTGTAGCATACTCAATAGCATTATTGGTTTCTGGTTTATTTTCTCTGGATAGTAATTTTAAGGTGTCATCTAAACTATCAACAACTTCTTTGTTTAATTCTCTTGAAACTATATCGGAATCAAACACTCCGTTTTGTTTTGCTAGATTATATATCTCAATATTTTTACCACCTTCTTTACCTCTTTGTAGTTCTTTTAAAGCTCTTGGTAAATACTTATAGCTTCCATCGGCAGCGTTCATTAAGAGTAAGTTAGACACAGTGTTGTTGACGTGAACGACAGGATTCCATGCAGTCTTAGTTTTTTTCCAAAGTCTATTTAAAGGCTGGTAAAGTTCAAAGGTTTCTTTACCTGTACCTCTTAGATTTTCTAAACCTTTTAAATCTCTATAAACGTCTTTAGGTACATATTGTCCTGCGAGATTACCAAAAGATTTTATTTTTTGTCCTTCAACTTTTAAAGCTCCTCCAAAAGGGGTATCTGGAACTAACTCCCAATCATCGGCTCTAATCTCACCACTATCGACTTTTGCTTTATAAACATCAGCCTTCATAGAAAGGTCAGCATCTTGGGATATTTTAGAAAATAACTTAAAAGTAGCTAAGTCATTTGTCATCAAACGGCCAGTCTCTGCAATATTAAAGGCTGCGTCTTCTATTTCACCTAGGTCTTGTCTTTCTTGTTTTGTTAATTGTCTTGTTGTAATAACTTTATCTTTACTTCTAAGCAAAACAACATTGGTATCTCCACCTTCTATCTTTTCCCAATTTCTAATGTCAGATACTGTTTGATTTAACTTATAGTTTTCTATTCTTTCTTTTCTTCTTTTTGGTAAAGCATCGACTAATTTTTCATATTGTTTTCTTGAAACAGCAACTACGTAATCTTCTACTTCAACATCTTTATATTTTTCAGGAAACTTTTCAATAGCAAATTTAGATTTGATTTCTCTTCTACCTCGACCTTTTAATTCATCACCAATTAATTTAAATTGTCGGGCTGCTAAATAAGCTTCTTTATTTGCCTTTCCACCAAGATATTTTTCATAAGACCTTTTTAGATATGTATCAGCATTTTTAAGAAATACACGTTCATCTAATAAACCAGCATCAACTAATTCTTGACCTAGGCTTTTAATAGCATCTCTTGTTTCAGCTCTTATATTTTTTAAATCTGGGGTTGTGTCTATTTCACCAGTTATCATAGAGTTAAAAACTTTTCTTTCATCTTCATTTAAATTAGCTCTTACTCTTTTACTTAAACTAGAAAACAAATCTCTAAAAGAATTTACTTCTGATTGGGCTTCTTTTTTGTAGTCAATATATTTTGATGGTAAAGCATAATTATCAACTAAACCTCTACCTAAAAGTTCTTTTAATTCTTCACCTTCTTTCCCAACTGGTACTTTACCTAGACCTTTTGTAATACCTACACCACCTAAAGCCATTAGTGTAGCTGCCATCATTTTCTGTAGTTCCGTAGCTTCGGGGTCGTCAAATGCGTTGTAACCTCCAACGGCTCCAAAAGACCCAACTAAACCAGAACCCCAATTTTTAACAGCTTGGTCCCATAACCAATCACCGCCATTTGCTCGGTAAAATTTTTCTATACCTGAAGACATTTCTTTTTTGCCTCTTTCAGAGACAAGATTATCTACAGCTTTTTGAGCATTTTGTTCTATTTCATCTATGGTAGGCGTTTTACCTTCTTTAGATAAAGCAAAGTCAGCTTTTAAATTGTCTAGTTCTACTTCTTCTGTGGTACGTCCTAGTTTAGGTACATCTTTACCAAAAGCTTTGGCAACATTTCGAGCTATTAAAGCTCCTCCGGTACCTAACACTCCACCAGCTCCAGCTCCTGCTACAGTATTTAAAGCTCTAGATTCGCCTTCACCTACGTATCCTAAAGCACTATAAGCTCCTCCAAGACCTGCACCATATACAGCAGCATCACCGAGCCTCTTAGATTTTGTAGCCCATCCAGCTAAAGGAATCCAGCCGACAGGGTCTAAAACCATAGCTGAAGCTAAATAAGCTTTGTAGGCATCATCACCATATTCTTTGTTTTCAAAGATTTCTTTTAATTTTTTGTTGTCTTCTTTTAATTTATCTAACAAACTACCTTTACCTGTTAGTTGACCATAAATCTGTTGAATACCATTAATAGAATCAAAAGCTCCTTGTTTAATAGCATAACCCATAGCTTCTTTATAAGCTTGTTCGTTATTTCTACGGATTTCTTTTGTATCTTGTGTATAGTATTTACTTAGGTCTAAAGGTTTCATTTATAAATTCTCACTTACGTAACGGTCAACTTTTCCTTTACCTTCGTCTGTATTATAATATTTTTTCCAATAAACACCTCTCCCCTCTACATCTGAAGGTATTGCTTCTGGAAATATTTTTAAATAAGCTCGGGCAAAAGCTGCCGAATAGATAGGACTGTCAAGGTCCTCATAGTTTGCTTGTGTTAAATCAATACCTGCGTTTTCTTTTAGGTATTCATTATATGCTCGGATACTAGCTCCCACATTTGCATCTAGGTCTAGTCTACGTTGGACTTCATCAAAGGCTATTCTTTCTACTTGAAAAATCCCGGACGAGTCTTTCCTTTTAAAGGTATTACTATCATTACCAAACTTTGATTCAACGTTAGCTATCTCTCTTAAAAACTGAGCAGCTTCTGGGCTATCAGCAACTAAATCGATAGCTTCAAAAGTAATATCTTTACCTACCTTTCTAGGTTCAAATACATCATTAGACATATTAATTAGTTTTTTTTTTCGTCCTCTTCAGGAGCCAACAAAGATTCATTTTCATTATTATTTCCTTGTTCTGAAACTGATTTACCAATAGCTGCAGCACCTGTTAAACGGACAAATTTACCGGTTTTAGTTTTTCCAACTAATATTTTTGTGGCTGGGTCTCTTAAAATTTTTCCTGTTTCTTCATAAGAAAGGACACGACCTTTTTCATCTCTCATGACTTTTCCTTTTTTAGTACTGGTTCTATAAAGTTTTCCTAACTTTTTATCCGCTTTTTTAACAGCTGATGATATTGAATTCAAGACTTGGTTAACACCTTTTTTACCGAGTTGAAAACCTTTTTTACCTAACTTCCATGCAAGTTTAGTTGCACCATAGACACCGCCTCCAATAGGGACTATCCATAATAAATCAGTTAAGTCGTACTCATCACCAATTATAAATTCTTCAACTGCTTGAAAAGGTGCATCAAAAATACTTTGGACTTCATTTTCGTTTAATTTAACATCACCAAAATTTGTGACTGGTGTCGCTGCAGCTTCTTTAAAATCATTGAAGTCAGCATCTATTGGACTAAATACTGGTTTAGATTCTTCTAAATTAAAACCAACTCTATAATTACCTGCTGGAACAGAACTACCAGAAATCTGTTTAATTTGATTTGAAGTAACAGTACTGTTACCATAAATTATTTTAGAACCGCTTCCTTCAACAAATAATTCTTCAGCTCTTTGTAGTTCACTTTCAGACCCAACAGAATCTTTTAAATCTTGTATAAAATTATTGCCTTGGTTGCTCATCATAAATTCTTGCCAAGGTTCACTATTAAAAGATGTACTATCAATAGTCATATAGTTTTCGTTGTAACTGACACTAGATGTATTAACTTTAGAGTCTAAAAGACTAAATCTGTCATTTACAAACTCTTCATAAGATTCAAAGAAATCACCGGGTTTAGGGTTATTTACAGGGTCTTCTAAATATTTTCTAATGTCTGGCCTAAAACCACCTGTTAAGTCTTTATAATTACTTTGAGCATTCATCCAGCCTTGTTCTAACACTGCATAATTCTTTTCGATAAAATCTCTTTTTTCATTTTGAGTAACATTTTCTCTGTATTTATCTTGACCGAACACAGTTGTAAATGCTTTGTCAGGATTACCGGAGGTAAGACTTAAATTTATATATTGCTCAAAACCTTCTTCGTTTAGTAAAACTTGGGCCTGTTCGTTTGTTACTGAAATTTCTTTAATTCTTTTTTCAGCATTGCTATCTTCAGGTATAAATTTAATTTCTTGTTTAAGCTCACCTGTTCGTGCATCTGTGTATGTCACAACAAAATCTCTACCTCTTTGTTTAAATATGTTACCATCAGCATCTGGTGCATATTCTTTTTCATATAGCTCACTGTAGCTTTGTGAAACATCTGCTCTAAAATCAGCTTTTGATACAGCATCTTCATAAGCAGCTGATATTTCTGGACTAATTAAAAACAAAGATTTAAATTTTTTGTCAATACTTTCTAATTGATTAAACTTTCCGGCCAAAGCATTGTCGTTAAACTTTGCTTCTAAATCTTCATAATTATTTATATTTATTCCTTTACCTGTTAAGAAATTAAAACCTTCTTTTAATAAATTTACTCTACTACTTTTACTTAAGTCACGAATAAAATCTGCATAAGATTCATCGATATATTCTTCAGCATCATCTAAGCTAGTTGTTGGAAGACCGATAGTATCTAGTTCATTTTGGATACTTCTCCAATTATCAGCTACCTTGGTAGCATACGCATCTAAGTCAGCATCATAAGATTTATTTGGAAAAGAAATAGCCTGTTCTTTTTGGCTTTCAGTTAAATTTGATTTTGATAAAACATCTTGTTTAAATTTATCTCTTGCAAAAGCTCTGCTCCATGCATTAACATCGCCATTATAAATATTTTGAATTTCTTCATCGTATTTTGCAAATTGGTCAATAAACTTAATATTCTTTTTAAGTTCAACTTTATCAAACTCTTTTGATTCTTCTAAATCTTTAATATTTTGACTAATATTATTATTAATTAATTTATTTCCAGCTACAGCTATTTCAGCAACATCTAAAAACTTTTGAAAATTATTTTTATTTTGTCCTGAGTATTGTTTATAGGCTGCACTATTTAAAACACTTTTTGCATATTTACTCATTTATTTCTTCCTCCTCCTGCATGTCTGGAGATAATAAACTCTCGACATTAATTTCTTCAACTTTACTTGACAGTTCTCTGCTTAATGGCTTGGAAGGTTTAGCTTTGCTAATTCCTTGTTTTACAGTATCAAACACTGTCTCTAAACTTTTTACTTGGTCTTCTGGTTCTTGTCTCTCTTCATCTTTTTCACCTTGATAAAGTTCATACTCTACACCTGCTTTTTCAGCAAGAGCCATAATAATAAAACCAACAGATTCGGCTAACAATAACATCAAATCAACATTCCAAAGACCTCTAGAGTAACCTGACATTAAATAAGTTCTTGCAATGGTTTCGATAGGTAGACCATCTAGTAACATATCCATCAAAGCATTAAACGTGTCTTTATCTGTAAGCTCTTCAAGTATATATAATTCAGCTTCACGTCTATTAACCATTTGTGGTGGGTTTTCCCATGCATACTTATTGTCTGGACTATTAGTCAATGACTGGCCGGGTATAGCTCCAGCATAGTTCATCATTTTACTAATATTTTCTGGTTGTGTTATTCCTGCCATTTATCCTCCTATATGTTAATTGTTGGCTGTGGGATTCGACCATAAGACTGATTGTTGCCACCATAAAACTGCATTAGAGTAAAAGGGTCATTACCATAAAAACCAGCTTGGTACAAACTACTTAGGTTGTTTGAATTTCCACTAAAACCTTGTGCTCTGTATTGAGTACCATAATTTTTGGTGTAATCATTAAAGGTTGAAGCATCAGTCTGGATAGGTTGAATATAAACTCCACCTCCTACACCTGTTTGCTCTTCTGGATTAAATACATAATCTAAAGCTTCTTGACCGGCCCATGCAGTTGCACTTCCTTGATAAGTCTTTTTAGCATCAAACGCATTTAATTTCATACTAATTTCATCATTGTTTAAGTTTTTGAGTGCGTCTTCACCACCAGCAAACTTTTCAAAACTTCCAATTCTGTTGTTGTTGTAATCGGCAAAAGATTGTAGTCTAGTGTTTAACTTAAGTTCATCTTCACTTAAAATAGATTTTGGTACTGTAGTATATTCTGGTTCTAGAAATTCTAGTTTTTCATTGTCTAAACCAAAATACTTTTCTTTTCTTTTAAAGCCAGTAACAACATCTACTTGTTCACCTTGAGCAAAAGCGTCTGCATCTTTTAAAGCTTTTCTAAATTCTTCAGGTGAAGCCATCTCAAAACCTTTATCTCCTACAGAAACATCAACTACTTTGTCATAACCATCAATTTTTTGTAGTTCTTGGAATGTAAATTCATCGTCTTTAAATGGATTTATATCTAAAGCTTTCCAATCATCATCAGTAAAACTTCTCATTTTTTGAGATATTGGGTCGTCATAACCTTTACCTAACGTTTTTGTTGCTTCCATAGATGGTTTAAAATCATACTCTGGTACTTCAACACCAGCTAAATCTGGTTCTAATAGATTAGCCATTGGCTTTGCTGAATCTGTGTAGCCTCTTTCAACTACTTTTTCATTTAACTTTCCTGCATCAGCTACTACACTATCGGCTGTAATATTTTGTGTAGGTAAATCTAGAGTCATTCTTATATCATCCATTCTATTACCAACATATTGAGTAAAACCATTATAAACATCAGCTAAATTTTTATTGGCTCCTACAGGAATTTTACCTATGGTATTAGCTGCAATATTACCGACTGTATCACTAATCATACCAGTCACACTTGAATATACTTTACCGGCTGTATTACCAACAGCAGCTATACTTTGCATAACTCCTCCTAAAAGTCCTCCTTGTGCTCCGGCCCACGTTCCGAAGCTCGACCACGCAGCTCCTATTCCCGGGAGCATAAGTGTTAAGGCTAGAGTTCCTAAAGGTCCCATCTCACCAAAAAATTTACCAACATCACCAAGTCCTCTTTTCAAAGCTCTTCCTATTGGCTTTAAAGCTTTTTTGATTCCTTTAAATGTTTTCTTAAAGAATTTTTTTAAATATCCCATTTTATTTTTTACTCCTTAACTTGTTAAATAACTTAAAAAATTTTTCAATCTAGTCATATTACTGTCGTTTTTCAAGGCATTATTATCGCCACCTTGCATCGCAGCAACTGCTATATTAGCGTCTCTATCTGCTCCGTTTTCACCTGACTTCCAAATATAATCAAATTCATCTCTTAGTTCTTGCCAAGCTGTAGCCAGTGCTGTACTTGTCAAACCAAAAGCATTTTGAGCGTTCATCATATTTACTTGGTTTTGTGCTGCAGTATCTAGTTTTGCTATATCTCTTCTCCACTGAACATTTGATTGTTCAATAACCATAGCATTTTGAGAATTAAATACTTCTCTAGCATAACTTTGATTTTCAATATATTGATTTAAAGCATTTGCCATTTGAGCATTAAATTTATTAACATCTGCTTGTAATCCTGTTTCTTGTGCGATTTGAGAATTTCTTTGAGCAGCATTAAATTGAGACATAGCACTCATCTGACTAGCATTATACTGTTCCATTTGTGAGCCTAAGTTAGCCCAGAATTGGTTTAACTGATTTTCATTTTGAGCATTAAATTGTCTTGCTGCGTTTTCATAAGATTGATTTGATAACAATCTTTGTTGCTCTTGTTGTTGTAACAAAATAAGACCTTGTTGCTCATTTGATAAATTAGCCATGTCCATCTGCAAAAATGCTTGAGAGTTTTGAGCTGCTACTCTAGTTCTTTGGTCAAGTGTAGCTAAATCTAGTGAAGCTAATTGAGTTGCATTTTGCATAACAGCTTGTTGCTCTGCATTAAAGTTTGCCAAAGTAACACTCTGCATAAATTTACTGTTAGCTAACTCTACTTGTTGCTCATTATTAAACTTAGCCATATCCATATTAGCGACCATATTTGAATTGGTCATAGCTCTTTGTTGAGCAGCATTAAGATTTGCTATACCCATTTGCTGGGCAAGTTCAGCATTCTTAATGTTCATGTTCATTCTAGCTGTTAAATTAGCTAGTTCAGTTTGCTGTGAGGCTGTTAAGTTTTGAGCATCAGCTTGGTTTTGTGCACTTAAATTAGCTAATCTAATTTGTTGCTCTGCAGATAAATTAGCTTTAGCCATGTCTTGAGCAAATACAGCATTCTTAGATAAGAAATCAGCTGCAATATTAAACTCACTCAATCTAGCTTGTTGTTCTGCTGTCATGTTTTGACGTTCTGTCTCATTCATGATTTGCAGATTAGCTAATTCTACTTGTTGCTCATTAGTTAGATTTAAAGCTTTCATAGCTTGTTCTTGTTGAGCATTAAGTGTTGCTGCTTGTTGTCTATTTTGTAAGTTTTGTAAATAAACTTGTTGCTCTTGTTGAGCTGTAGTTAAAACAGCCTGTTGTTCAAACTGACTACTTAAAACTCCTATTTCTTGAGCTAATTGTGCTGACTGACTTTCTGCAGTTTGTCTGTTAGCTAAATTTTGTAATCTTAACTGTTGCTCTTGTGAAGCTTGTTGTAAGTTAGCTTGTTGTTGATTACTTAAATTTTGTGCAGCTCTAGTTTGTAAAGCTTGTGCATTTGACTGTGCTATTGGTAGAGTTTGTTGGATTATAGTATTTAACAAAGCATCTCTAGCTACAGTAGAAGCTTGTAAGCCTCGTTGAGCCATAATACTATTAATACTCTCGACTGCTGGTCTAGCCCAAACTGGTATTTGTCCTTCATCTATATCAGCTAATAAAGTTTCCATTTGTGTAGATACTAAAGCTTCTAGTGGTAGGGCTGCTACTGCAGCTTGAACATTCACATCTTGATTATCTATTTGAGCTTCAACACTTGCTGGGTCACTAGCTATAGCTGCTGCAATGTCTGAAGGTATTTCTGCAGTTTCTGCTATCATATTAGATGCTGCACCTTTTGCTGCTTCACCTTTAACAGTTCTTCTTTGAGCTGCTTCAAAACCTATGTTATTAATAATTTCTGCAGACATACCTGTTGCTGCTTCGCCTGTGATAGCTTCTCTTTGTTGTGCTTCAGCTTCTGGAGTTTCAGAAATTTGTGCTGCTACTCCAACTACTTCAGGAACATAAGCTCCTGCTGATATAACACCATCTATAGTTTCAGCTTGAGCTGCATTAGCTACTTGCTCGGTAACTCTTGCTGCAACTGCTGGTCCAGATAATTTTCTGATTTCTTCAACTTTCATTTTAGATTCATCCGAAAGTTGACCATAAGCTGCTTGGAACTCAGGGCTATCTGAAATTAAAGAAGCATCCATTTTAGCTGTTTCTTGTCTGGTAGCTAACCTAGCTTGTGCACTTTCACCTTCTTGTAAGGGTGTTGTAACTATATCTGCTGCTGTTTCTAAAGCAATATTAATATCATCAGATATAATTCCAGTACCTTTAGGAATTAATTCTTCTTTGTAAGCTTGGTCTAGTAGAGCTGCTTTGGCATCGACTCCTAAATCTTGAATACTTATTTGGCCTTTAGAAATTTTATCTAGTAACTCTCCAGCACTTCTAGCTCTATATTCTCTTTGCATCTGAGCAAGGTTCATGCCGGGGTCTGTTGGCTTTTGACCAAACGGTGTGTAATAGTCATAAATATTATCTGAAGCTTCTGCTTTTGGGTCTAATTGAGGTGGTTTGTAACCATATCCTTCACCACCGATATCTACACTAGAATCTCCAGCTTCAGGTGTCGGAACTGGTCTATCTCCCGGTGCGGGTGCAGGGGTTGGTGCAGGTTCAGGAGAAGGAACAGGTGTTTCTCCGGGTGCTGGAGTTGGTCTGTTCTCTCTGTAATATTCTGGTAAATCATCTTCAGAACCTTTCCAGAACTGCATAAAAGTTTCATAAGGTAAATATCTAACAACACCAGAGCTAGGGTCCATAGTTTTACCACCGTGTACATTTGCTAACACATCTTTTGCGTTTTCATTTAAATTATCCAGAGTCGTTTGACCTCCAGCTACCCACATAAATGTGTCACCTGTGGCAGGGTCTTCTAAGAATTCAAAGCCTCCTTTAGATTCTTTTCCTTCCCAGTGTCTAGGCATATAATAAGCTTTGTCACCAATAAACCATTCATAAGGTTCTGCTCCTTCTTTATTTGTAAAATTTAAGTCTGCAGAATATGGTGTTGGTTCTGGTGCTGCCGTAGGGCTTGGAGCCGGTGTAGGGCTTGGAGCCGGTGTAGGGCTTGGAGAAGGAGTAGGACTTGGAGCCGGTGTAGGTACCGGTGTTGGTGCTGGAGTTGGTGCTGGAGTTGGTGCTGGAGTTGGTGCTGGAGTTGGTGCTGGAGTTGGGGTTCCTCCGCCATCGCCTATATTATTACCATCACCAAGATTATTATTATCATTATTGACAACATCTCCTTCTTGATATCCAGCTCTAACATTTTTTATAATGTCTTTCATGCTTTCAACAAATTTATTTTTTTTCTTTTTAGCCATATCTCCCTCTTATTTATTGTACCTTATATCAAATAATCTATCAATTTTTTCATCCATTTTTTCTAGTCTATCTAAAACAGTATCCATATTATTTAATAGTTCTTGTTTAGTCACATAACGTCCTGCTATTTCTTCACGAGTTTTATTTAACAAAATATCTTGTCGTTTAAGCTCTCCTTCGTTTTTTCTAATGCCGAACATTAATGGAGCTAGAACTAGAGTTATAAAGACATTCCAAATGATGTAGGGGGTGAACATATCCATTATCCACCTCCATCATCGTTGTTTATTGGATTACCGTTGATGTCGTAACCTTCTTTAGGTCCAACAATATTCCAGTTCATATCGTAAACAAATTTCTGTCTATCTTCTGCTGAAGGCTCATTTATTTCACTACCTACAGCTTCTCTTTCAACAATCAATCGACCATTTTCATCGTAATGTTCATCATACATAACCCATTCGTCAATTCTTCTTGCAATAATTAAGAAAGATATAGTGTCGGTTGAGGTAGCATCTTGACAGGTAATAGTTAGAGTATTACCACTAACAGTACCTTTGGTTGCATCCCAGCCTGTTTCATTGGATGTGAATACTCTAGCATCAGCATTTAGGTGTACCCATGTACCATCAGACATTCTAGCTAGGCTATCTAAATTAACTGTAGCTTGTCCATCAACAAGAGTTACTGTACCACTATAGATGTTATCGGCTTCTGGTGATTCAACAAAGCTGTGGATAAGCCTGTGTGTTTCTTTGAGTTCTGGTTTTGGATGCTTAATGTTAAATGAACCACTGGTCTTTGTTAGGTTGCCAATAACATTAACATTACCACCACCACCGGGCTGTAAGTTAATACCACCATTACCACCATTGTACATAAACTGTCTATTAGCAATGTTTGAGTGTGATGATGCACCCATACCAAATTCAGCTTGGCTGCCTATATTGTTTTCAATGGTAAAAGCTGACCTAGCATTTGTACCATTACCAGAGTTGATTAAGTCAATTCTTAAGTTGTCTGTTGAGTTACCTGTGAACTCACCAATAATTCTGTTACTACCTGTGGCTGTACCATTATCAACATGAAGGTGAGTATTGCTTAAAGTCACATTGGTATTATTAACTTCAAGTCTTTCTGTACCACCTGTAACAACACGCCACTGGTCAGCAGCATGGAACTGTGTATAAGTGTTGGTATCGCCTGTGTGGATTATTTGGTCATCTACATAGATGTCTGTGACATTGTTAAGGTTGCCTGATATGTCAAGGTTTCCTGTAATAGCACAATTAGTACCATCAAATGTAAAGTTTGCTTCAGCATTCATACCATCAGCACCTGTGGCTGTTAGCACTCTGTTGTTTGAACCGTTTGACATAAAATCAGAAACATCGACAGAAACAGTATCGGCAGCAACATCAATACCTGTACCTGCTCCAACGTTTAGAGTTGGTGAACCTGAAGTACCACCACCTGTTAAACCGTTACCAGCAGTAACAGCATTAATATCACCTGTACTACCAGTAGCGACTGCTGTAACTCTACCATAAGCATCAACAGTAATAGTGTCTATTTTGGTACCATCGGCTGTTGAACCATAAGTACCAGAACCAACACCGCCTGTTGCCATATTGATGGTTACAGCTCCAGAAGTTCCCCCACCTGTAAGGTTGGTTCCTGCTGTAACGGCTGTGATATCACCTACATTTGTGGTAAATCCTGCATCGTTGTTAAATATACTTAAGCCTATTTCACTAGCTGCTTTTCTTCTATCAGCACCTGCATCTAGCACGATAAATTCATCTGTGCTTATCATGGTTGCAGTCATATCAGTCAGTTCTGATAAATCTACATTAAGAGTAACACTACCTGATGAACCTCCACCAGATAATCCAGTTCCTGCGGTTACTCCTGTTATGTCACCTACATTTGTGGTAAATCCTGCATCGTTGTTAAATATACTTAAAGGTATTTCATTAGCTGCTTTTCTTCTATCAGCACCAGCATCTAGCACGATAAATTCATCTGTACCTACCATGGCTGCAGTCATGTCTGTTAATTCAGAAAGGTCTACATTTAAAGTTACGCTTCCTGAACTACCGCCACCACTTAGACCTGTCCCGGCTGTGACACCTGTTATGTCACCTGTATTTGTGGTATAGCCAAAAGATTCAATACGGTCATTGATAGCTGCTGAAGTCATTAATGTAGTATCATTATCAGCAAAAGCTTCTGCACTGGTAGTTAAAGAACCTCCAGCTAATTCAGAAACGGTTAAGCCTGAAACGTTAAGAGTAACGTCTCCTGTACCACCACCTGTCAAGCCAGTCCCAGCTGTAATAGTTTGGTCTGCGGTTGCACTAGCTTCAATGCCATTTAATTTAGTATGGTCAGCATCGGTAAAGACATTGGAATCTGTTGCACTTTCAACAAGAGTTCTAATCTCAGCTGCTGTTTGGTCTGCGGTTGCACTAGCTTCAATGCCATCTAGTTTGCTGTGGTCGGCATCTGTAAATACATTTGAATCAGAAGCACTATCTACTAATGTTCTAATCTCAGCTGCTGTTTGGTCGGCTGTTGCACCTGACTCTATACCATCTAGTTTACTGTGGTCAGCATCGGTAAAGACATTTGAATCAGAAGCACTATCTACTAATGTTCTAATCTCTGCAGCAGTTTGGTCTGCAGTAGCACCTGATTCGATACCGTCTAGTTTTGTTCCGTCTGTAGCAACGTCTCTGCCATCTACAGTTCCACCGACAGTAATATTTCCTGTGACTGATAAGCTTCCTAAAGTACCTACCGAAGTAATGTTAGTTTGAGCTGCAGTAGTTAAAGTACCTGCTATGTTACCAAAGGCTACATCACCTGCAGAGCCTGAGAAGACCTCTGAAGTGTTAGTTGCATCTGGAATAAATGTAAAGACTGAAGCACTATCATCGTAACCAAAGAAACCTACTTTGGCTGAAACACCATCGTGCCATCTAAACTCAATACCTCTATCTTTGTTGTCGTCTGAGGCTGGAGCTGTATCGCCACCTATGGTAAAGATTGGGTCATCAACTGTGACTGTTGAACTATTAACGGTAACAGTAGTACCATTAACAGTAAGGTCTCCTGTAACTGTTAGATTATTTCCGACTGTAACATCGCTTGGTAAACCAACAGTAATTGTATCGCCAGAAACAGAAGTTTCGATTTCATTCGCTGTTCCTGAAATTGTTAAAGTATCGGTGCCTATTAAGACTCCATCGTCTGTACCAGAATCGGCAGCGATATCTAAAGTTGATGAAATAGCAGCAGTCGAAACAGCAGTCAGTCTACCTTTGGCATCGACTGTTATGACTGGAATCGCTGTGGCTGAACCATACGAAGCAGCAGTTACACCTGAGTTCGCTAAAGTTAAAGCACCTCCGGCTGCTACTGTAGCATCGCCACTAACGTTACCAAATACTGCATCTTCTAAATCACTAAATGTAATTTTACCTGAACCACTATCGGTATTATCTACCATAGCTATAAAGTCGTCTTGAGCTATTGCACTTTCAGTTGTAAGTTCGTTTAAGTCTAATGAGAAAGTAACTGTGTTGCTTGAACCTGCTGTATCGATACCTGTTCCACCTGTAAATGTTAAGGTTTCTGAATCTAAATCAATATTTAAAGCACCACCAGTATCTGCTTGGAAATCTAAATCTTGAGCAGTTACTTGTGCGTCAACATAAGCTTTAATAGATTCTGAAGAAGCTAATGTTGTAGAACTTGCAGTTGCAAAAGAATCATCATCTAGGAAAGCTGTACCAGAAACTCCTGTATTTAAAATAGGGCTGGTTAGTGTTTTATTGGTTAGCGTTTGGCTACCTGTTAATGTGGCTACTGTTGAATCGATAGCAACTGTAAGTGTATTGGCTGAACCAGAAGTATCTATACCAGTGCCTCCAGCAATGGTTAAAACTTCACTATCTAAATCAATAGATAATGCTCCACCAGAATCACCTTGGAAATCTAGGTCTTCTGCAGTCAGTTGTGTATCAACGTAATCTTTGACTGCTGCTGAAGTTGGTAAGCTAGTATCATTGTCATTGGAACCAATACCTTCAGCTTCTAAAACGATTGCTGAAGCTTTAAAGTTATCTACTTCAATGTTTGATACAGTATTGTTGTCTGCATCTATGGATTTGTTTGTTAACGTATCTGTTGTTGCTCTACCGACCAACGTATCTGTTGAGGTTGGTAAAGTAAGAGTACCTGTATTGCTAATTGAGCTAATAACAGGACTTGTTAATGTTTTGTTTGTTAAAGTTTGCGAATCGGCTAGTGTAACTACTGTAGAGTCTATAGCAACTGTTAAAGTATTTAAAGCTCCTGAAGTATCGATACCTGTACCACCAGCGATTGTAAGAGTTTCGCTGTCGAGGTCAATAGATAAAGCTCCGCCTGAGTCACCTTGAAAGTCTAAGTCTTGTGCTGTTACTTGGGCATCAACATAGGCCTTGACTGATTGCTGTGTTGGTATTAAAGTTGCTGAATCAGATGTCATATCGTCTTCATCAACGAAAGCTGTTATAGTTATTGTACCATCACTTAATGAACCATAAGTAAGAGCTGTAATAGTTGTTGCAGCTATTGTACCTCCTTCAACTTTATCACCTGAGATTTGGTCATCTGCTAAAGTTAGTGTACCTGATGAAACGTCTAAAGTTTTACTAGCTCCTACAGTTATATCTGAAGTTGCAATAGTTGCACCATCAATCGTACCGCCATTAATATCAGCTGTATCGGCTACAAGGCTATCGATGTTTGCCGTACCATCTAAATATAAATCTTTAAACTCTAAAGATGAAGAACCTAAATCTATATCATTATCAGTGACTGGAAGGATAGCACCGTCAGCGATATACATTTGTTGAACTGAAGTAGATGATACGTCAATCCAAAATTCTATGTGGTTGTTTGCTGTGTCTATTAATACTTTGTTGACAGGAGAACTACCTGAATCTCCAATCAATGCTATTACTGGTCCTTCGGCTGTAGTGCCATCGTGTTTGTGACCAGTACTATTGTTAAATGCATTTAATAACTGATTAAATTCGTCATTAAATATTGCTGCTGTGATGGTATCTCCATCTACAAAACTACTCTGTCGTGTATAACCTGCCATAATTTTTTATCTCCTTCCTGATGGTATGTAATCTATATAAAATCCGTTTATTGTATAAGGTGAGCGACTGTCTTGACTTTGAATAGAAAAATTATTACTGTGACCACTTCCTTGAAGCGGTAGTCTAATCAAAGGAGCAGACACTGCACCAAAAGCATTTAATCCAAATACAGCTTCACCAAATATTGATGCTGGATTAATTGTACCTAATGATACTGAGCTTGTAAATTGAGGTGTAAGAGGGTCGCCATAATCAAATTGATATCTTAAATTTGGTGACACTACACCTTCATTACTTATAGAAACTTTAATAAAATGTAAAGTTTTTAAAGTTCCTAAATCGCCATAATCATAATCTGGTGTACTATATCTTGCTAGAATATCTTCACCATCAAAGTCATTACCTGAATCATGTAAAAATACATACCCAGATGTATCACCATGATAATATACTTCAGTCCCTTCATTATCAAAGTTTGAATTTATACTTGTAACTTCGATACCTCTAGTTTCTGACCATTCAAAACCGTTTGGTCTTAGTGTTCCTATTATTCCTTCTTGTACTGCTCTAGCTGTGCCAATCTTAGTATAAAAAAGTCTATACTGAGATTTTTCTCTAATAACTAAACTGTCTATTCTATATTGAGCTATATCTCTAGCTACTTCTGTTATTAAAGGTTGAATTGCTTTACTAACTGTACCTAACTCAACGTCACCAATTCTTGCAGTACCAGCAACTGTTCTGAAACCGTCTGGTGCTAAAAATAATAAGTCACCACCAATTTCTTGTATACTGTAGCCGCTTAAACAGCCAACGTTTTCTGCTACAGGAACAACTGCTATAGTTTGAGTGTCGTTTATATTTATTAGTTTATGAATACTGTTTTCACAAAATATAAATAAATCTTCCCTAAATCCTCTAATACCTACAATCTGGTCTGATATTACTATTGAACCAGCACCAGCACCTGTAAAATTGTCGGGGTCATTATCAACACTATAATAAATAGTATTTAAATTATCTTCTACTCCTGCAGCTATTAAATGGTGGTCATGTATTGTAATGTATTTAACTGCATTAGTACTATCCACTGTAATTTGGCTAGTATAAAATGTTCTAGTTGTTAAAGCACCTGTTCCTTCCATACGAAAAGAAAAAGGTATATTACCACCATCTGCAATAATAACCTCACCATAATCATAGTCTGGACCTTCAAAAACTGCAAAACTGCATTGTCCTTGATTGGTTAATGTTACTTCACTTTTACCAACAAAGGTAGTATAGTTATCGCCACTACCTGCTGACAATTTATTTATAATAAGCCAGTTAATACCGTCATTACTAAAAAATATTTGATTACCTGCACACGCAATAATTCCATCGGCATAAGGAAATATTCCTTGAATGTTATCATCACTACCAGTTGGTTGTGTTGCACTAGCTCCGCCAAACTTTGTAAAACCATTTATTCTTCTGTAGCCTCCTTCTATTGAGACTTCAAAGTTTTGTAACTCTTTAGCTACACCGGGAAATCTAAGTAAATCTATCGCATTTGATGAATTTACTAAACCTCCGGCACAAGCAACTGTATAAGGTTGTGAACGTGCCATAATTAAAAATAAGTTCTATCGTCTGTCATGTATTTAGGCTGTGGATTAATTAAGTTTTCTTTCATCGCCTTCATACTTTGTACATAATCTTGCAGTGCAAAAGAAGCTTGTTGTGGGCTTTCTTTAAACTGCCATGTGTAATATCTTACTCTTGCTAAAATAACATTTTTATACTGGTCTGGCAAAATTATTTCATCAGTATATGCTGATAAAGCTGTAGGTTTTACATAAGCATAAAAATGTATATTATAAATTTTGTCTGGTATTGGACTCAAGCCAAACTTTCTGTTATCGGGAGATTTAATAACGTATTTAGGTTCACCATAAACCTGTCCATCGGCTGAGTCATTATTTTCATTGTCTCTGTAATATCTTCTCCAATCAGCATGAGTTAAAAATTTTAACCCTTGAGATACGTAAGGTGCTGATTCACCAGAAACATTAATTGTTGTTAAATAAAAATCGTCCCAATCTACGGAACCATAATCATCTTTAATACTTGTACTATCACTTTTTAGTAGATAGTATCTTTGTCCTATAACTGTAGGAACTACAACGTTTCCGTAAAAAGGATTTGTAGCTCCACTTAAATCTGCTGCAAAAAAAGGTAATTGAGGTTCTTCGTTTGCAATGTCAAAAATAGATTTATTAATTGCATCTTTAACAAATTGTTGAAATCCTGTTGCGTTGCCAAAGTTAGCAGCCGTTAAAGGTATTTCATTTAACTCTCGTAGAATTTCGTTTGTTAAATCTAAATATGTTGTTGCCATTATTTTTTATGTACTTTTTGTATTGCAAAATTTGCTGATTTACTAGCTCCTTTGTGTGGTCTGTAACCATCTTTAGGGTCTTTCATTAGCTTGTAGCTTTTGCCACTTTTCATCCAATGATAACCTTTAGGTGCTGGTACTTTCATTACTTCTCGCCTTTCATGTCCATGGTATTCATACCTACCATTTTATTACAAGCTTTTTCCATATCTTGTACAGAACCATATCCGCCTTTACCGCCATGAGCATAAGCTTTTCTAGCTTTACCGCCACTACCGTAGGCCATTTTAGCTTTTCTCATTTCAGTAAAACCATCACCTGAACTTCCGCCAAAATATTTTTCTCTTTTTTTATTTTTTTTATGTCCACCATCTTTCATCATATCTCTCCCTGTATATTTGTTCTTTTTGTATTTTGTGTTTGGTACTCTATTCATTTTAAAAAGTGGAGGAGCCCGAAGACTCCCCCGTAGGCTATATTAGTCTATTGTATAGAAAGCTGATACTAATGCATCGTCTCTCAATACTTTTGCTCCATAAACATGTAGGCCTCTAACAATATCACCAAATGAACTTGGGTCTCTTAGGACTTCAGTTGAGATAATTGTTTGAGCTGTTGCTGTTGAGGAAATGTGTCCAGCTAGACATTTTCCTGAAGCGCTTGAAACAGCTGCAATGTTATTAGATTTGTACATATTGAAACCTCTTAACTTACCGCTAGATACTAGACCATTTCTGATTGAGCCTTGTCCTGCGTTGTAGTCAACAGAAAGAAGTTTTGAGCTGGATTGTGATAGCTGCTCATAAAATTCTGGAGAAGCTACAAACCATCTACCTTCTTCAGGAACGTTTGCGTCATCTAATAGTCTTGCCATTCTTGCAAGTACGTCTAATGGGTCTGTCTCTGCAGATACACCTAAGTCAATAGAACCTGCACCATCATAGACTCCTGCTCCTAATTTTGTAGCTGAGTCTGCACCTAGTACGTGGTCTGGTGAAGAAGAAGCGACACCTGAGAACATTGATTCGATAACTGCTGCATCGAAAGAATCTCTTAGAGCATAAGCTGCTGAAGATGTTGCAACTTCTTTAAAGTTGACGTGAGACATATCTCTCTCAATATCATCTACGATGAATTTGAAAGCTTTAGCTGAATCGACTACGAGTGTTAGCTCTTGGTCGGTTAGCTTGGTTTGAGTTGTGTCAGAACCTCTTGTGTAGTCGTACACTGAGATTACTGGCTCTTTAATTATTTTGACAGAGTCTCCATAATTGCTGATTTCTCCGGAGTAGTCAGTATTTGTAATAGCTTCTACCACTGATGCCTTTCTGAAAAAGTTTAAAACTTTAGCAGAATATATAGAAGGCAGGAAGAAACTATTAGCTTGACCACTAACGGAGTTACCAAAGTTTGCATTTGTATCTGGGGTTGGTTCAAAATACTGTGCCATTTTTTACTCCTTTTGGGTTAAAATTAAGTTTATCTTACAATTCTTCCTTCGTCCCAAGCTTTATCGATTTCCTGTTCAAGTCTATCAAATTCAGCTGGAGATAAAGCAAGAATCTCCTTTTCTGTCCAAACTTTAGGCTCCTTGGAATCAAACGATGTTGTTTTCGTTGATACCATTTCGGCAGCTTGAGATTTGGACTGCTGATAATCTAACTTCGGTTGTTTTCTTTCAGGAACACCAATACCCATATCTTTTTTGAATAAATCTATAGCTCTTATAGCTAAGTCTGCATCGTTTGAATTATTTCTAATCCAATCTTGTATAGATGCAGGTTGAGAGTCTGTCCAGTCTTTGAAGTCTTTACTATTTTTGACTTCTCTAAAATCTGGATGTGCTTTCTCTAGCCTAGTCAAAGCATCTTTCTGAACTAGCTCATTTTCTCTACGTTGTAAAACATTTAGTTTCTCTTCTAAGTTTTTAGCTTTTTCGGAGCTTTTTAGATGAGCAACTGTTTCTACAACTTTATAGACATCTGGATATTTATCTCTAAAAGATTCTAGTTCTTCTAGAGTTTCAGGAGCTTCGTATTCAGTAACTTCTTTTTGTTCTTTTAAGGAAGCTACTTCAGCACGTAATTCTCCAATAGTTTTATCGTGATGCCTTTTCATTTCGTCATAACGTTTTTTATAGTCAGGACGTTTATAAGCTCTTTCTTTCTTCTCAACATTCTTTTGTGCTTTTACTTCTTGAACTTCTTCTGGTTGACCAGATTCAGCACCTCCGTAATAAACACTGTCTGCTGAGACAAATTCTTCTTCTTTAACGTTATGCCAAGATTTATTCATATTATAAGGATTGGCATTTTCCTCTTTTTCAACTTTCGTTGTCATATCATCCTCCTAATCAGGGCTTTCTAAACAAGTTGGCCGCTTTTGTGCACTACGCAGGGCTTGTTCGTAAAGTTGGCCTTTCGGGTTACATAAATTTTTTAGCTAAGTACGTGTTTACCATTTGCTTTCAGATTTTCTCGCCTTTGTTCTTCGATTATGTCATCTTCAGCTACTAATAAAGCTCCCATTACTGGTTGTGCTTTAGTAACAACTGTTTCAGACCTTACGATTTTTTCAGGCTGTTGCTCTTCTAGCATTGGTCCACCATACTGCTTTTGTTCTCTATCATAAGCACTCTCGGCTTCTTTCATCATCTTAGATAATTCATCAGCTCCGATATACTCAACTGCTTTCGCAGTGAAAACAAATTCTCCGTCCGATAACCTTGCAGGTATCGAATCAGATACTCCAGTGCCGGGACCTTCAACTTCCCCGGCTCCAGAAAACTCTTGAGCTACATCCATAACTTTCATAAATAAATTAGCTATTTCTGGATTAGCTTCTAATTCTTTTTGGAACATGTCTTGCTCTTCTTCACTTAGAGCTTCATTTACAACATACTCCATGTAGTCCTCTTCCATTTTATTGTCAGGGACCATGTCTTGTTCGTCATAATCTTCTTCAAGCAAAGAGCCTTCATTTAATATTGCTCTTGGCTCGTCTTCCATAATTTGTGCTTCGCCACCATCCATCATAGGTTCTTTTGGTTGAGCTTCACTCATTATGAAATCTATTGCTTTTAATAAATCTTCTGGGAATTGTTGTTGTGCCATTACAGGACTTATAGAAATACCTTCTTCTCCTTCAAAATTAAAACGTTCTGGTAAGTTTTCACCTTTCACTACAAGTTCTCTTACCATAGGCAAATCTTCTACTGGAACTTGTTGAACACCTCGTAAAACTAAACCATAGTTTTTAAAAGCTGCATCGTCATTCTTTTTTTCTGATACCATATCTGGATTTAATAAGTCTTTCATTTTTCTTCCTTTCTATTCAGGGCTTCCTTCACCAACAGGTCCAGTTGGTCTAGGTGTCCCACTAAACGTAGTTTCCCCTGCAACCGGTACATTTCCAATTCCGATGTTGCCACCACCAGTGCCTGTAGGTCCAAGTTCCGCTGGTTGTTGAGGTACTCCTTGAGGGCCTCCCATAATTCCTTGTTGCTCACCAAAGGGTTGAGCTTCCTCGCTAGGTTCTTGTCTAACATTTTGCATCCCTATTATTTGTGCCATTATTGCAGCCTCTTCTGGGTCGTTGAGTATTTCATCAGGGTCCAAGTCGAGACTGTAGGCAAGTTCACTAATTAACTTCGAAACTTTAACAAATGGAGCAATGCTTGGATTTTGTGCAGTTTGTAAAAACATTGTCAATCTTTGACTTCTTACTTCTTTCTGCATCAAGCTATTGGTACCAGTTGCCCTAACTTCTAAGTCACCTACTACATCTAGATTATCTTCTAAAAATTGCATATTCCATTGGAAGTATGCTTCACCTAATGGTTTTAAAAGAAAATCATCTAAATTCTTTATAACAGTTTTTATATTTAAACTAGCTGCTCCTAACAACATTGACATACCAGAAGCTGTTCTCGTCATACTTTGAACACCTGTTTGTCCGTGAGAGTAGCTAGGTATACCTGTTTGTTCATCAGCTAACTGCCTAAACCTGTCAAACATCATCATGTTTTCAGGTGCAGTATTTGGAAATTTTAAACCATGTACTGCTTGGCCGGGCATTCCTGCTTGTCTTCTAAATATTTTGCCGGGGTATATTTCCATATTTTGTCCACCGACAAGAGCTGATTCATCTACATCAAATACTAAAGAACCAGCTAAAGCTAAATTATCAATAGCCATTCTTGCATGACCATTCATAATTTGTTGAGAATCATTCATGTTCTCAGCTACTCCAATACCAAAGAAGTTATATGGATTTCTTTCGTATGGAAATGCATGATAAGGTATTCTGTATGGAGTAAATGGATTGATAACTGCTCTTAGTAGTTTATCACCACAAACCCATGCATTGATTTGAACCTCATCAAGGTCGTCAACACTTTCATCAAGTTCGATACCTACTTGTCTAGCATACTCGGCATCCATAATACCCCAGTATTCTATTACTTCAAAAGCATTGTCGTATGCTTCTTCAGTATCGTAGTCATCTTTAAGTTGACTTTCAAAATCTTTTTCTACGTAATTTGGACCATCTTGAAGACATTCTCTAATAGATTCTTCATCGAAGTAAGGCATTTTACGTAATGCTCTTAATTGACTTTTGTTTAGTTTATGTCTGTGTATGACATATTCACATTCGTCAATATTAGTTGCACCGGGGTCTGGATAAAAGTCCCAGCAACTTACAAATTCGATTCTTGGTACTCTTACGTGTACAGGTGAGTATTCTCTCTCACCGTCTGAATTTTTTTTCCAATGATTAAGAGTCTTGTTAAAATTAAATGGACCCTTAATAATTCCTGTTCCTAATAATGCTGATTCTAATAAAGCATTTCTAATTTCTGCCGAACCATTTGATTCTTCTATTTGGTCATGAATCAACTTCTCCATTTTTCTAGCAGCTTTATCTGCTGGAGAAATCTGAGGCATGTCTGGTCTTGGTGAAGGACCTTCTTTAAGTATACCTAAATTTTCAGCTTGGACTTCAATAGGGGTTTCATGTTCTTCAAACATTCCATCGCCAAATGTAGCTCCGGGTTTAAGTACCTTACCATCTCCTCGATAACCAATATCAAACGGTCCACCTTTTAAATTTCCTATGTTGTCTAACTGTTCTTCACTTATTTCAGGAGACTCGATACCGGGAATTGGATTTTGGGTATCTAAATAAGCATATTCTTTTTCTCCTTCGGGTACTTTAGTTCGACTAATACCTATAGGAAATTTACCTGTACCAAAAATTACATCGACCATTTGACCGAATGCAGCTAAGACTTTGGTTTTGGTAACTTTTACAAATACTCTGGATTTTTCAGAATCTCTAAACTTTACTCTTTTACCGTAGAGCCCTCTATAGTTTTCGTAGGACTCTAACCATCTTTGTTCGTCTGAATCTCTTGCGTCTTCTGCGACTGCAAATCTACTTTGAATAATTCCTACAAGATTTATTTTTTGGTCTTCGATAAGATTTAAACTCTTACCTGCTTCTCCTTCAACATCTTCGTAGATATTATTAGCATTTAAAAACGTGTTCTCTTCCATCCTTAGTATCCAAACGTAGAATCAGAAGGTTCAAACATATTACGTTTGTAGTCGTCCATTCTCTGTAGGGGACTATCCATTCTGGGTCTGCTCATTATCATATAACGCAGAGCATCATAAGCATGGTCTGAAGCATGAGTATCCACGTCTTCAGAATTTGTTTTAGAGAGTGGTATACTTTGTAACTCTCTTATTAAATTTTTACACGTATTAAAAATTTGTAACTTTGGTCTTCCGTTGTTTCTTGTCTTTAAGTATTCGTGTATTTGTATTTTACCTTGTATTCTGTTTTTATCTGCTCGTCTTAGCTTATGTCCCATCTTTTGTAGAGTCTCACCTACAGTTGGGCCAGTCGTCCCTGTTTTAGCCCAAGCTGCTGTATCAAGCACACCCGGAACCGAAAAAGGGTCTTCCAATTCCATATCCCCTATTATAGTGCCTAATTCGTCACCTGTCAAGCCTTTTTGATATAATTCCCTATAAATTATCAAAGTTCCGTCTTCTCGGTCCACTGTTCCCCACAAACAACAGCTTTCTGAAGCGTAACCATAGTCGATTCCTTTAACTCTTTCCCAATGAAAAGGAAACTGAAATGGCTCAATAACATGTACAGTTACATCAAATTCGGTAAAAGCTGCTCCTTCTGAAATTTCCCAATTACCTTCTAGTAGTTGTTTTCTTTGTGTTGGTGGTAAAGATTCCAACATTTTTTGATAAATACCATCACGAGATAAATAAGGGTTATCGTTTAGTCTAGCCGGTATAAATTTTCTAGATAGACCATCGTTACCAACAAAAGATGAATCCGGGTCAGCAGGTTCAATGTATCTTTTTTTGACCCAATGAGCACCTACACCACCGGGGTTAGCTGTACAACGTAAATAAGTTTTTATTTCTGAGTCTGTGGTTCTTAAACGAGATGCCAAATAGTTCCAACCAAATTCTGTTGGTAAGTGAGTTATTTCATCAAAACCAATCCAACTATATGCTTGTCCTTGATAACGATATACATCTGCTTCTTTTTCCAAGAAACCAAACTCTACTTTAGCTCCTGATGGAAATGTCCAAACCTTTTCAACTTCACGAAATCTTGCACCGGGAAATGCTTGGGGGTATAACTCTCTAGATTTGTCTATAAGTTCTCTTAGCTCTGGCATGGACCTTCTAAGTATTAGAGCTCTATGAGCTTTTCTGTGAGCATAACGTAATGGGTCAACTAACATAGCATATGATTTACCACCACCTGCTGCTCCACCGTATAGAACATCTTTTTCATCTGCTGCTAAGAAACTTGTTTGTGGTCCTTCGTTAGGATGAAATATAACTTTAGCATCCTGTAATGTTTCTTGTATGGACGGAGTTAGGCTGTCTAAATCTTCTGTTGTAACAACTTTATTACTGTTATCTTTTTCTAAAGCTTCGATAACTTTAGTTTCTCGTTTTAGTTTTGTTTCTTTATAAGCTACTTTCTTTTTTAATTTCTCTAAGTTTTTCTTTTCTTGATTTATTTTTTGTTTTCTACGTTGTGCTTTAGAAAAGTTGTAATTGCTTTTAACACCTTTAGGTCGTCCTGTTTTTCTTTTTGGTTCACCTTTGGCATTAAGAACAAAGTTACCTGCGGTATCTTTTTCATATTCATCTGGTAGTAATTCCCATAAATCTTTTTTAAGCATTTTAGATAATGCTGTATGACTTATTTTTCTACCGGTTTCAACAGATACTGCTTCAGCTGCTTCACGTAACGAAGCTTCTTGCTGCATAACAGCTTTAAGATATTTTTGTAAGACTTCTAGTTGGTCGGGTATAGGCTGTAGATAACCTTTGATTTCCGATTCTTTGTAACCGAATGGTATAGTTCTAGACTTTTTTTTGATGTAGCCTTCAGGCAGCATACTCATTTTTTTCTATACTTTCTGACTTTAGCAGCTACCTTTTTAGGCTGTTTAGAAAATTGTTTTCCTTTTTTTGTATCTGCTCTTTTCTTTCTAGTTGTAGCAGCATATTCTTTAGGGCTTAAAGCTTTTATAGCTTTTTCTGGTAAATAACGTTCTCCTGTTTTAGATGACTTTTTACCAGACTTAGTTCGCCATTTTTGTTTGGTCCAGCTATCAAGACTTCTTTGTGACTTTGCTTTTGGCATTT